GCGAGGCGCACAAGCTGCTTATGCTTGGGGACAGTATGAGGATGCGAAGGCGGAATTAGGGCGAGCCGCTGACACTGTTGACGTTGCGCGCGCAAGAGAAAAATTAGCTACTGCTAGATGGGAATTGGAGCGCATGAGCCGGCGCTTATTTGGTCAGGACAAACAGCCAGCGCAGGCTCAAGTTGTCTTTAATCTGTCTTTCGGCAGAAAGTCGGTCAAAACAATTGAACAAGGTGCCGATGAAGAAGTAGTCAATCCCAGCAATATCAAGTAGTTAGCAAGAGCATTTTACATAATGACCATTACGCGCACATTCGCCAGTTGTGGATAAGTCGGGTGAGAATGATACAGTGTTGCGCTGGCATAGGGGGGGGGATACCCCAGGGGGGGGGCGAGAACGAGGGGGCGGGGGCAGGCTTCCGTTGTGGTGCCATCCACCCCCCCTCGCCCGCTCTTTCCTGCAGGCATGTATTGCTGCACAGCAACCAAGGGGTAAGGTGTCGAAATTCTCGGGGTTATACGGAACTGATTGATGCGGTGCAACGAGGGGTATTGTTGAGTGAGTGAAGCTGCGGACAGTATAGATTATGATCCGCCGGGTCCGGTGGCGGAGGGGTTTTTGTTGGATGATGCGCCGTTTTCGGCGTTGATAGGGCCGGTGGGGAGTGGTAAGACGGTTGCCAGCATGATGAAGTGTATGCGGGTGGCGACGGCGCAGGAGCCGTACAAGCGGCACAGGTACAGTCGGTTTTTGTTTACCAGGCCGACGTATGCGGAGTTACGGAGCACGACGATCAAGAGTTGGTTGGAGTGGTTCCCTGAGCCGTTGACGCAGATGAATTGGGGTGGTGGGGGGTTGTTGTCTGCGAAGTTGGTGTTTGAGTTGCGGGACAAGACGGCTTGTAATATAGAGATATTGTTTATTTCTCTTGATAGGCCGGAGGATGTGAGCAAGATTCGCGGTATGGAGTTAACGGGTTCATTCATGAACGAGGCGAGTGAGAGCAGTAAAGCGGCGTGGGACATGATGACGCAGCGGGTAGGGCGATATCCGCCCAAGCGGTGGGGTGGGCCGACGTGGAGCGGGGTGATATGTGACACGAACCCGCCGGATGACGATCATTGGTTTTATAGATTGTTTGAAGAAGACAAGCCGGAGGGTCACAGGATTTTTCACCAGCCGGGGGCTTTGATATATAAGGGGGATGGGCAGTATGTGCCTAATCCGGTGGCGGAGAATGTGCAGAACCAGCCGTTAGGGTATGAGTATTGGTTGCGGCAGGTGGGGGGGAAGACGCGGGACTGGTGCAAGGTCTTTCTTGAAGGGCAGTATGGGACGGTATCTTCTGGCAAGCCGGTGTACCCTGAATACAGGGATGAAACGCATTGCCGGGAAGTCAAGCCGATACCTGGATTGCCTTTGTTGCTGGGGTTTGATTATGGATTGACGCCGGCGGTGGCGGTATGTCAGTTGAGCAAGCGGGGGCAGTTACGGGTGTTGGCGGATATTCAATCCGAGAATATGGGGATACGGCAGTTTGCGCGGGATGTAGTGAGGCCGTATCTGGCGACTAATTATAGTGGTTACACGTTCCAGGCGGTCGGGGATCCTGCCGGGAATCGTCGGGCGGACAGTGACGAGAAGACTTGTTTCATGGAGTTGGCGGAAGCCGGGATTCCTGCCATGCCTGCTGTGACGAATGAGTTTCTGGCCCGGCGAGAGGCGGTGGCGGGGTTTCTGACAAGGCTGGTGGATGGCGAGCCTGCCTTTCTGGTGAACCCGGATGCCCGTAACATTCGCAAAGGGATGAACGGGGGGTATTGTTTCAAGCGGGTGCAGATTATTGGGGCGGAGCGATACCGGGATGTGCCGGACAAGAACATTTACAGTCATTCCTGTGAAGCCCTGCAATACGCGGCGCTTTATACGCAGACAATGAATATGAGTGAAGATTTCGGCAAGAAGATAGAGTACCCTAAACTGGCTATTGTATGAGCATTATTTTGAGTCAGAAGTCGAAAGAGCATGAGCGGCGGATAGAATCTCTTGAGACAATGGTATTGCAATTGCTGGAGCGTATTACTGAGCTTGAGCAGAAGCCGCAGGCGGAGCCTCTGCAGACGGTAGAGAAACGCGGACCCGGGAGACCAAGGAAGCTAGATGCTATTTACAAATGATTGTGTCCATGTGACCAATACAGCGACGGGGGCTTTAGCCCCCGTTTCTTTTGCCGGGCAGTCTTACCGTGCTGATGGGACGATGCTGGTGAACATTACGACTTCTGCCATTCCGTTTTCAGCGGCGGGGCATCGCGGAATGACACGGTGGCGGGAAGAAGGTTGCCGGATTATTACGAAGGCTGCTATTAATGCGGCTGATCTGGTGCTGGATAACGGGCAGGCATGGACCCTGGATGGCAAGCAGTATGCCGTGACTGCCGGGGCCGCAGGAGCGACGCAAAAGTACCTGGAAGGCTTGCCCTATGACGCGAATGGCGCGCTCAAGATCAACGAGGTTGCCTGATGAAAGAAGACGAACTGCTATCCCTGTGTAAGAGTGAGATCCGGCAGTCCGTCGGCTATGTCGGGGGTGAACTTGCGGCGCAACGCACGCAGGCGATGGACTACTACTATGGTAATCCGTTCGGCAACGAGCAGCCGGGGCAAAGTTCTTATGTATCCAGGGATGTCATGGATACAGTGGAGTGGATCCTGCCAAGCCTGATGCGTATCTTTGCTTCTGGAGACCAGATTGTTCGTTTTGAGCCGCATGGTCCGGAAGATGAAGGCGTTGCCAAGCAGGTGACGGATTATGTTAATTATGTATTTACGCGGCAGAACAATGGATTCTTTGCCCTTCTGACATTCTTTAAAGACGCCCTTCTCCAGAAAAACGGTTTCCTGAAAGTCTATTGGGAAGAATACGATAAGAAGAAGAAGGAAATATATGAAGGGTTGGGAGAAGATGAAGTTAACCTTCTTCTGGCGGATCCTAATGTGCGGCTGGTAGAGCATACGCCACGCGAAGACGGATTGCATGATGTAAAGATCGAAGTCACGGAGAAGACGGCTGGCATCTGTATCAAGCCGGTTCCTCCTGAAGAATTCGTGGTGAACAGTTACGCCTGCTATCCGCTGGAGGAAAACAGGTTCCTGGCCCATCATCGGCAGATTACCATCTCCGAGTTGAAAGAGATGGGCTATGACGTTAGCGATGATATAGGCGGGGATGAGACCAGCGGCGACTGGAATACGGAGCGGATAGCAAGATTCTCCTACGATGATACTGATTTCCCGGAAGGTAAGGGGGACAAGAGTCAGCGCGTAGTCTGGATATCCGAGTGTTACGTCCTGGTGGACTACGATGGGGATGGCATCTCCGAGCGGCGGAAAGTCGTGATTGTCGGGGATCAGGTGCTGGAGAATGAAGAAGTAGATTACATTCCATTTGTCACCCTGACTCCGAATCCCATCCCGCACAAGTTGTTTGGTCTTTCTATGTCGGATGTCGTGGGCGATCTGCAATTGCTCAAGTCCGCTCTCATTCGCAACATCTTGGATAACGCTTATCTCACCAATAACAACAGGTGGATGGCGCTTGATGGGATGGTGAACATAGATGACCTGCTGGTAAGTCGTCCTGGAGGGGTAATCCGGGTCAAGACATTCGATGCAGTAAAGCCGTTCCCGGTGAATGTGCTTGGCGCGCCGATGTTCAATCTTCTGGAATACGTTGAGACCGTCAAGGAAAACCGTACCGGCGTTACCAGGTATAACCAGGGCGTTGATGCGAACAGCTTGAACAAGACGGCGACCGGCATTAGCCAGATCATGTCGGCTAGTCAGCAGCGAATTGAGTTGATTGCCCGCATCTTCGCTGAAACCGGGGTGAAAGATTTGTTCGGGTTGATCCTGCAGCTTGTATTGAAGCATGAGAAGCAAAGCAAGATGGTGCGGTTGAGCAATGAATGGGTGCCGATTGATCCCCGGTTGTGGTCCAACAAATACGATGTATCCGTGATGGTTGGTCTTGGCACAGGTAGTCGTGAAATGCAGATGGCCGGGGTTCAGCAGGTGTTGAACCTGCAGTTGACGGCGATGCAAGGCGGGTTGCCTATAGTGACGCCGCAGAACCTGTATGCATCTGCTATTGAACTCACGAAGGCGAATAGTATGAAGGGTGGTGAGATGTTCTTTACCAGCCCGGACAAGATTCCGCCTGCGCCGCCGCAGCAAGATCCTGGGATGGTTCAAGAGCAATTGCGTGATAAGCGCGAGCGTGATCTTGCCATGATGGACATGCAAATGAGGGATGTGGAATCGCGCCGCAATATTGGTGTGGAAGTGTTCAAGGTACGCACGGATGCGGGGCTCAAGTCCAGGGATCATGAGTTGAAAGTCGGAGACCAGCAGATTTCTGGGCATGAGAGCGGGCTGAAAGCGGTTCAACTGCGGCGGCAGATCGAGCATGATCAGAGAATGCAGGAAGCGGAAGCAAAAGAAGCAGAAACCGAGCAGAAGACCAAGGAAGCGGAACTGGATATTAACGAAGCCCTGAAGACGCTGGCGCAGACGGTGGTAGCAAGTCAGCAGGCGGTCGTACAGAGCCAGCAAGCCTTGGCGCAAGTCATGCAGGGGCAGGAGAAGGTTGCGGAAGCCCTGAGTGAAGCGGCAAAGGCAATTGGAGCCCCAAGGCGTCTGGTGAAAGGACCGGACGGAACGAAAATGTCTGTCCCTGTGATGTGAGGAACCTATGAGCAAAAGTAATGCGTTTGAACTGGATTTGCTGGAGCATTTTTTCCAGAATGCGGCGGTAGCTGGTATAGGTGATGCAACCGGGTGGCCTGCAACGGGTACGGCAGGTAATTTATATATTTCGCTTCATAGCGCGGATCCCGGTGAAGCCGGAACACAAACGACAAGCGAACTGGCGTATTCCGGGTATGCGCGTGTTGCTGTTGCGCGTAGTAGCGCAGCCTGGACTATTACGACGGCGAGCGGTTCCGTCAGTCCGGCAAGCAATATTACATTTCCGACTAGCGCAGGTTCCGGGGCGACGGCGCATTTCTTCGGCGTCGGTTATACCAGTACGGGTGCCGGAGTGCTTGCGTATTCCGGCACTGTTACTCCAGCGATTGCGGTTGGGGGTGCTGGAATTGTACCCATACTGACTACTGCTACTGCAGTTACGGAGGATTGAGTGAAAAATATTGGATATACGATAGTGTTTGGCTTGATGTTGTTTCTGATGCTTGGTGGCAGTCGGGCGTTTGCAGCGCCCCCGTATTTGCTGCTTCCCTGCGCGCCCGGAACTCCGGCACCGACCGAATGCGGTTGTAAATTCGGGACGGATCCGACAGTGTTGATGACCCCGCATACCGACGCCACCGGGAAGAAGTATTGCTACTGCGAACTGGGCGGGAAAACCGGCTCCGTGGCATGGACCGTAACGCCCGCTAATCTGTGGGGCCCGGGCCCGAACGCGACGGGCACCGTGGATATGACCCAGTTCGCGCCTCCGGCCGCGCTCGGAGCGGCAACCGTGGTGCCCGCCCTGCCGCAATAGGCTCATGGTCTGGCGTCCCGCCAGCAAGCTGTTCCAGTGCCCGGACTGC